CTTTGGTGGTGATATTTACTTAACAGACGTTACAGGCACACCAACATCAGATGCAGGTTTCTCAAGTAGCACAACAGGTACTATCTTATACGGTAGCACACTTGCATTAACTAACTGGCAAGCATTAACATATACATATAGTTTAACTGATCCATATCAGGCACCAGCAGACGGTACATACTGGTATTACAGTGATGCCGCTACAGTTGACATTATGATTAACGAAATTGGTGGATGGAAAGGCTATAAGAGTAGTTACTATGATGGTATTACAACTGATGCACGTGGTTACGATTTAAGTGCTACAGATGCAAATGGTGTACAGGTTACAGCAAGCGAACCAACATATCAGAGCGACGGTGTTAGCGCACTTGTAGCTGGTGATTTATGGTTAGATAGTAGTGACTTAGAAAACTATCCAAAACTTTATCGTCATAACGGAACTAAATGGGTATTACTTGACAATACAGATCAAATAACTCAAAATGGTATCGTATTTGCTGATGCACGTTGGGACACAGATGGTACTACTGATATTGTTACAGGTAGCTTACCGTCAGTTACTGACTTGTTAGCAAGTAACTATATTGACCAAGACGCACCAGATTATAGACTATATCCACGTGGTATACTATTGTTTAATATGCGTAGAAGTGGTTACAACGTTAAGCAGTATGTAAGTAACAAATTTAACGCAACAGCGTTCCCTAACTTACCAGCAGTTCCAGGTGCAGGCAGCAGTTTACCAACTGTTAAGAACACATGGCAAACAGCCAGTGGAACACAAAACAATGGTGCAATGTACGCAGGTCGTAAGGCACAGCGTAAGATGGTTACAGCCGCTATGCAGGCCGCAGTTACAGCCAGTACAGAACTACGTGAAGATCAGTACGCATACAACATTATTTGTGCTCCAGGATATGAAGAACTCATCGATGAAATGGTTGCATTGAATAATGATCGTAAGAATACTGCGTTTGTTATTGGCGACACACCAATGCGTTTAGCACCAAATGCTGTTGACATTGCTAACTGGAGTAATAACACTAACGGTGATGGTTTAGCAACAAGCGATCCTTATCTAGCTGTTTATTATCCATGTGGACAGACCTCAGATTTATCTGGAAACACTGTTACAGTTCCAGCAAGTCATATGGCATTGCGCACAATGATCTTTAACGACAATGTAGCATATCAGTGGTTTGCTCCAGCAGGTACACGCCGTGGTTTAGTAAGCAATGCATCAAGCATTGGTTATATTAACGCAACTACAGGTGAATTTACGTTTGATGGTATTAGGGTAGGACTTCGTGATTCATTATATGAAAACAAGATCAATCCTATTACAAACTTACCAGGTATTGGTTTAGTTGTTTGGGGTCAGAAGACACGTAACCCAACCACAAGTAGCATGGACCGTATTAACGTTGCACGTCTTGTTGGATACATTAGAACAATACTTGCAAGAGTTGGCGACGGCTTCTTGTTTGAACCAAATGACAAAATTACACGAGATCAAATCTCAAACATTATCAGTGGCGCAATTAACGACTTAGTTGCAAAACGTGGTGTTTACGATTACTTGGTAGTCTGTGACGAAACAAACAACACATCAACACGTATTGCACGTAATGAGTTGTATGTTGATATTGCTATTGAACCGATGAAGGCAGTTGAGTTTATTTACATTCCAATTAGACTTAAAAACCCAGGTGACATAGCCGCAGGTAATTTATAATAGTAGTATATAATGGAGCCTCCGGGCTCCATTGACACAGTAGGTATTTTCTGATAAATATCTATAACAGGAGAACATAATATGGCAATTTCGTCATTAAACAAATTTACAGTACCGTTGAGTACTAACCAAAGTGCAAGTACTCAAGGTTTACTGATGCCAAAGATGAAATATCGCTTTCGTGCGATATTTGAAAACTTTGGTGTTAGCAGTGAAAAAGTTGAACTTACAAAACAGGTAAACGATATCACTAGGCCAAATTTAAACTTTACTCCAATTACTCTTGATGTTTATAACAGTAAGGTCAAATTAATTGGTAAACCAGAATGGCAAGACATTACAGTAAACCTACGCGATGATGCAGGTGGTAATGTTAGCAAACTTGTTGGCGAACAAATTCAGAAACAATTTGACTTTGCAGAGCAAGCATCAGCAAGTTCAGGTATTGATTATAAATTTGTTCTCAAATTTGAAATGCTTGATGGTGGTAATGGTGCAAACGCCGCAACAGTTTTAGAAACATGGGAACTATACGGTGCATTCGTTAGCCAAGTTAACTACGGTGATATGAACTATAGTTCAAATGAACCAGCGATGATTGGATTAACCATACAGTATGATAATGCTATCCAGACTCCAGATGCAACTGGTATCGGAACAGCAATAGGAAGAACCATTGGTACACTTGTAACTGGTGGTGGTGTTTAACCCTAACCAATAAAGGTACTTACTATAAAAATACCCAGAGTAAATCCTGGGTATTTTTTTTGGATAAATACTATATAAGGTAATATCCCATGGGCATACTTGACACTTTTTTAAACGCAATTGGAAGAGGCGATAGCATAAAAGACTATCGCCACGCTTCTCGACTTTTTGTCTCTAGCAACTATAGACTTGCACCAAAGTATAGTTGGCTATACCATGTTTTCTTTGACAAAAACCCGTTACGAGACCCTGAACGCACTGGCCAAGACGAAAACAAGATAACTGAAGTAGGGATGCTGGTAAATTCAGTTCAGTTACCGTCTTTTGCCGTAGAGCAATCAACACTTAATACCTATAACAGGCCACAATTAGTACAAACAAAACTAAGATATCAACCTGTACAAATAACTTTTCATGATGATTCTGCTGATATAGTCAGGACTATGTGGGAAGAATATTATAAAGCACAGTATGCTGACCCAAGTACTGGATTCGCAGGGTCAAGTATTCACGCAGATTATTTTGGTAATTACAAATATACAACAAAATTTTTAGAGAAGTTTGGATATAATGGGGACATTATCAATACTAAACCAAATTATTTTGACAGCATAAGGATCTATAGTCTACATCAAAAACGCTTCAGTGAGTATATTCTAATTAATCCTATGATTATTAATTTTGATCACGGCGGCCATGCTACTAATTCTCGAGACACAAATCAGATGAGTATGACTGTAGCATATACTACAGTCTTATATAATGAAGGAGATGTAACTGAAGATAAAGCAGTTAAAGGTTTTGCAGACCTTCATTACGACAAATCACCTAGTCCATTATCTATATTTGGCGGGGGAACTGGTAGTATATTAGGACCTGGCGGACTTATTTCAGGAGCTTCCGCCGCCGCCAATGCCGCACAAGCTGGAAACTTTGCCGCGGCAGCATTAGCAACAGCAAGGACAATTGGAAATGCTCGGAATATGAATTTAAAAGATGCGGCTTCGTCAGAATTGAAATCTGTTGCTAGTGACGTTTTAAGACAATCTAGTGCAGATCCTAATTTACCAATTAACTTGCCAACAGTTGGAATTTTAGATAGTGCATCTGCTGTTGCCACTGTTGGGGCAGGAGTAGCTATATCGTCTGGTGTTACCAGTAACGGAGAAAATATTAATACTGCAACCCCTGCACCATCTAGTCCGGATGTGTCGGAACTTAATAATGCTCCAACGGTTCTCGCTGATAATACATTAGTTACAACTGAACTTAATGAAGCTGGCGAAATAACCGGAGCTCCTATAGATAAAGTTGTAAACTTTGTCAAAGGCAGTTTAAATGCAAGCTCTGAAACAACACTATCTCAATTTACAGGATATACAGGAAATCTGTTACGGATCAGTAAAAACCTATCTGAAAAAGCAGATACATCATTAGAAAGACAGGCAAGAAGTCAAAGTACTACTATTCGACCAATATCCACAGCCGCTGTTAAGCCCACCGGGCCAACTTACACTAAGGGAACAAATACTATTGTAGGAAGAACTTCAGGACCATTGAAACTAACACCTTATGCAAATAAAGTGATTCCTAAAGTAGTTGACCTAGCTTCTAGCGAAGCTGATAAATTCCTAGTAGACGGTAACAAACAAGAACTATCAACTACTAGAGTTCCAACATCAACAAATCCAGCACCATAAAAACATAACATTCAGGAATAGACATGGCAGTTATTAAATCAAAAAATCCATCAAACTTAGGTCAAATTGATATAAATTCGTTTGAACCGAGAGACTTAGCGAAATACTTTAATAATTTGTATGAAGTTCCTATTGAAGTTAGTAGTAATATCGATTCAGCAATCATAGCTTATTTTGAAAATATAACTGATAATAAAGAATCAGCAAGAGCTTTAGCCAGTGCAGTAATCTATACAAGTATTAAACAAGGTATAAGCCCAATGTCAACTCTAGCAGAGTTTCAAAAACTTCCGCCAGGAGAACTTAGTGCATATACTGCATTGTTTTTAAATTTTGAACGTGTTGGTACAAGTTATCTTGGCTTAACTAATTCTCCTAAAATAAACAAGTATATACAACGAGCAATTTTACCATGAGCAAATACCACAACGGATTTTATCAAATAAAAAATCCGTCGAAGTATGTGGGGAAGAAAGATCCACACTTTAGAAGTGGATGGGAGCATGTGTTTATGCGCTTCTGTGATGAGAATCCTGCTATACTACAGTGGGCCAGCGAAGCAGTACACATTCCTTATCGTAATCCTTTTACAGGTAGACAAACTATATATGTTCCTGACTTTATGGTTGTGTATGTTAAAAAGAATGGCGAGAAACACGCAGAACTTATAGAAGTAAAACCTACCAAAGAAACATCATTACACGAAGCAAAAAGCACAAGAGATCAAGCGGCCGCAGTGTTAAACATGCATAAGTGGCAAGCGGCACAGGCTTGGTGCGAACAGCATGGCTTAAAGTTCCGTATAGTGACAGAAAATGATATCTTCCACCAGGGCAAATCCTCAAGGTAATCAATGAGACCAATCGGTGAACACGATTTTCAACGACCTTATCGACTCCCCTATTTAGAAACACAGGTCACATATGGTTGTACATTAAGTTGTCTAGGGTGTACAAACTATAGCGATTATCCTATGTCTGGTGGTAATGTAGCCTGGGAAGATTTTAGACCACAGTTTGAACAATTAGTTTCACGAATACAAGTAGAATCCTTTGGGTTTATAGGAGGGGAACCATTTTTACATAACGACTTTCAAAATTGGGTAGTACAGTTTAAAGAACAGTTTCCGTATATTAGTTTAATGATAGTATCGAATGCTACTCTATTAGGTAAGAACTGGTGGATACTAGATGTTATGGAAGAGTACGGAATGATATACTTAAAGTTATCTGATCATACCCCAGGATCGATATATTTTAAGGATGCTGTTGATAAAATAATGTCAAGATTTCACTGGTTTAAACAAGAAGGTCGTTGGTTTAATCGAGAACACATATTAGATTTTGAAACTGTAACATCAGATATGTTTTTAAAAACTTACAAAAATACATTTGACGACATGAAACCTTATAACAGTAATCCTGCAGATGCTTTTAAAATATGCAATCAAACAAAATGTCCGTTATTTCAAGAAGGAAAATTGTATAAATGTAGTAGCGTTGGGATGCTTGACAAGGTATTAGAAGATCATAACTTACACAATGATCCGGACTGGCAACCTTATGTAAACACAGGGTTAGATGTTTACACAGCAACAGATTTGGAGATAAGTAACTTTTGTAACAATTATGAAAAACCGCATAGTTTATGTAGAATGTGTCCAACAGCAAAAGATAACCCCTACATAAAACATTATAGTACTGTGGTAAACAAAATAAACATATTATGACTAAGAAACTAGAAAACTTATTCGATCTCCCGGACTTGAATCCTGGTGACGACAGTAGTATACAAGCACTACACGACAACAACGATAAAATTATC